ATCACCGCCAACCCCGGCGCACAGACCTTCGCGCTCAATACCGGCAATGCCGGAATCTCGGTTGTGGCTTCCGCGTCGGATGCTTCGACGCTTAGCTATCAGTGGTACTCGAACAACGCTGACAGCAACACCGGCGGCACAGCCATCTCCGGCGCAACGAGCCTGACGTATACGGTGCCGACCGATACGGCGGGTACGTTCTATTACTACTGCGTCATCGGCAGCGCAACAGCGGCATCGATCACGTCCAGTGTCGCCACGGTCACAGTGGCGTAACAGCGTAACCCAAACAGCGCATTCCAAGATGCGGGCAAGGCGGTATCTCTTAACAGGAGTGCCGCTTTTGCCTGCTTTTCAACGGGCATTTTCCATATATCACCTGTATGGAGTTGCGACAGGAAAATGCGAGTGCAGCCCAATGCCAGCAACGATTTACGCGCTTTGTAGGGTGAGAAATCCATGGACAATAAGGAGGTTTTCCACATGCAATCCACAGACACTCGCCTCGCCAACAATGCTGTGATCGACAGCGACCGTGCCGCAGTGATCACGATTGGCGGCAAAGAATATGCGCTGCTACTGACCACCCGGGCAACCAAAGAAATAGGCAAGCGTTACGGCGGTCTCCAGAACCTCGGCGACAAGCTGTTCGAGGGGAAAGAGAATTTCGACGAGGGGCTGGACGAGATCATCTGGCTCATCGCCCTTCTGGCCAACCAGTCGGTGTTCATTCACAATTTCCAGTTCCCGGACGACCAACAGGAGCTTCTGGACGCCGAAACGCTGGAGCTGCTGACCTCGCCCTACGACCTTCTGGGCTTCAAGGACGCCATCATGTCCTGTATGTCCAAGGGCACGGCGCGCCATGTGGAAACGGAGGATACCGGCGCAAACCCTCCGAAGCCGATGACGGCAGCACGTTCGCGTGGCTCCAGTTCTACGCCTGCTCGCACCTCGGCTACTCGCGCAAAGAGTACCACCTGACCGTTATCGGGGAGCTTCTCGACCAGATCGAGATCTACAAGATTTTCAACCGCATGGCCAAGGCGAAACGGCGTCTGGACATCGACGACGTGATTCCCTTTGTCCTCGACTGACGCCGGGCTGTGGAGCGTCCACGGCTCGGCCTTTCCATTTCAACAAGGAGGAGGTGACGCGCTATGGCAAACGACGGCAGTATCGGTGTGAAGCTCAAGGCCGAGGGCGAAGCTACGTTCAAGAAAGCGCTCTCCGACCTGAACGCGCAGTTCAAGCTGGTCAAGTCCGAGCTGAACCTAGTTTCTTCCGAGTACGACCAGAACGACCGGTCAGCCGCCGCCGTAGCCGCGCGCTCCACTGCTCTCACGGCGCAGATCGAGGCGCAGAAGTCCAAGATCGAACTGCTTCAAAAAGCGCTGGATTCCGCCACGACCGCCTATGGCGAAAGCGATAAGCGCACCCTTTCCTACGCGACCCAGCTCAACAATGCCAAGGCTGAGCTGAACAACATGAACACCGCCCTGGAATCCAATCAGGGCGCGCTGGAAGAATCCGCCAGCGAGACGAAACAAACCGGGGACGCAAGCCAGGTGCTGGACGAGAAGCTCTCCACGCTTGACAGTTCCCTGAAAGTGCTGCGTTCCCAGCTGAACCTCGTGACCGCCGAGTACGGTTCCGACGCCAAATCCGTCGAGGCGCTCTCCGCCAAACAAGCCGTCCTGAACCAGCAGGTAGACCTGCAAAAGCAGAAGATCACCACGCTGCAGGCCGCGCTCATGCGTGCGACCGCCGAGTACGGCGAAGGATCCGCCGAGGCGAACAAGTACCAGGCGGCGCTGTACGACGCGCAGGCTACCCTCGGAAAGCTCGAAGGCGAGCTGCAGGACTGCGGGACTGCACTGGACAAGGCTTCCTCCGGTATGGATGGCGCGGAAGGCGAAGCCAGGGAACTGGACAAGGCGGTGGACGACGCGGGCGACGCTGCGGATCAGTCGGGCGAGAAGTACGGCCGATTTGCCTCCGTCTTGGGTACGGTCGGCAAAGCCCTCGGCACGGCTGTGGCCGCGGCTGGCGCCGCCGCCGTCGCCCTCGCGAAATCCGTCGTGAGCGCCTATGCCGATTACGAACAGCTGGTCGGCGGCGTGGACACCCTTTTCAAGGATTCCAGCAAAGAACTGCAGTCCTATGCAGCCAACGCCTACAAAACCGCCGGGCTCTCCGCCAACGAGTATATGGAGACGGTCACGTCGTTCTCGGCAAGCCTCATCCAGTCCCTTGGCGGCGATACGGAAAAAGCCGTCCAGTATGCCGATATGGCGATCACGGATATGTCGGACAACGCCAACAAAATGGGCAGCGACATGTCCTCCATCCAGAACGCCTATCAGGGTTTCGCCAAGCAGAACTATACGATGCTGGACAACCTTAAGCTGGGCTACGGCGGCACCAAGGAAGAAATGCAGCGTCTGCTCAAGGACGCGGAGAAGATCTCCGGGGTCAAGTTCAATCTTTCTTCGTACTCCGACGTTGTCCAGGCCATCCACGTCATGCAGGAAAGCATGGGCATCGCGGGAACGACGGCGCTTGAGGCGGAGCACACGATTTCCGGCTCCATTGGGTCGCTCAAAGCAGCGTTTTCGAACCTGGTCGTGGGCTTCGGCGATTCGCAGGCCGATATGAAGCAGCTGTGCGGCAACGTTGTGGACGCTTTTTCCGATGTGCTGACCAACATCACCCCGATCATCCAGAACATCGTCGAAGCTTTGCCGATCGCGATCGAAGCGATGATCCCCGTGATCAACCAACTGCTGCCAACCCTGCTCACCACCGTGGGTAACCTGTTTGAGCAGATTCTGAATATGCTGTTCTCAGTTCTGCCGGGGTTGATACCCGTCGCGGTGGACGCGGTCATGACCATTGTGGACGCGCTGATCGACAACCTGCCGCTGCTGGTTTCCGCCGCGCTCCAACTGGTGACCACCCTCGTAAGCAGCATCGGCGCTGCACTGCCCGACTTGATCCCCGCTGCGGTTGAAGCCATCCTTACGATTGTGCAGGGGCTCATCGACAACCTCGACCTCATCATCGACGCGGCGCTCCAGCTGGTAACCGGACTGGCCCAGGGGATCCTGAAAGCGATTCCCGTGCTGATTGCCGCGCTCCCCAAGCTCATCACCAGCCTCATCGACAAGCTCTTGGCAGCGATTCCCGAGATCATTCAGACCGGCGTCACGCTGCTTGTGGCGCTGGTGGATGCGTTGCCTGAGATCATTGACGCCCTCTGTGAGGCGGTTCCGGCGATTATCGAGGGTCTGGTCACAGCGATCATGGGCAATCTGGACGATATTATGAACGCGGGCGTGCAGCTCTTCGTCGCACTGGTCACGAACCTGCCTAAGATCATCGTTGAGGTGGTCAAGGCTGTTCCGAAGATCATCCTGGCGCTGGTCAACGGGCTCATTGGTTCTTTCGGGACTATCGCCTCGACCGGCGAAGGCCTGCTGAAATCCATTGTGACTAATCTCCGACAGGCTGTGACGGATATTGTGGCCGCGCTTCCCCAGGTAATCACCGGCATCGTTACGTTCTTTACGTCGATGTTCGGCAAGGTCGCCGAAGTGGGCGCAGGGCTGCTGGGGTCAGTAACCACGCGGATCACCGAGGTTGTTACGAAGGTCACGACTGCCGTGGGCAATATTGTCACGGGCATCAAAACGGCGCTTTCTTCCAAGCTCTCTGAGATTGCGACCACAGGCCAAAACCTGCTCAATGGGATCGTGCAGAACGTCTCCTCCGTGATCACCACGGTGAAAACGGGTGTGGGCAACATTATCTCAAGTGTGAAAGAGTTCATCGTTGGCAAGGCCACCACGATCGCTTCCGCCGGGCAGACGCTGCTTGGCAACATCACGACCAATGTGAGCAGCATTATTTCGACGGTCACAACCAAAACCGGTCAGATTTTGGGCCAGATCAAGGACAAGATTTCCGGCTACGCCAGCACGATCGCCACCACCGGCACGACGCTGTTTAGCAGTCTGGTGCGCAACGCAGGCAGCATTGGTTCGACTATCGTTACCGCCTGCTCCGGCATCCTGACCCGCATCAAGACCGCCTTCACAAGCGGTGTTTCCAGTATGATCTCCATCGGCGGCAATCTCGCCTCCGGCATCTGGACAGGGCTCTCCAACGCTGCCAGCAGTCTGTATACCAAAGTCAGCAATCTATGCAGCGGGCTGTGGAAGAAGATCAAGTCGTTCTTTGGCATCTCCTCGCCCTCCAAGCTGTTTCGGGATTCGATCGGCGCCAACCTGGCGTTGGGGCTTGGGCTGGGCTTTGAGGACGAGATGAACAAAGTGGCGGATCAGATGCAGGCGGCGGTGCCGACAACGCTGGATGCAGGCGGGATCAGCCTGAACG